GGTTGTCGGGAATTGATGAAGCAAAGTACGAAGAGGTCGATGGAAAAATTATATCGTGCTCAGTAACAGTTCACAGACTTGTTTCGGGTCACAATGGTTCATACACAGCGAGGGTATACTTTGATGAGTATTCAAAGGGAAGAGATTTATGGGTTACAAAACCAAGAACGATGATAGCTAAGGTTGCAGAAATGCACGCATTAAGGAAGGCGTGTCCCGAGGAATTATCTCAGGCGTACGTAGAGGAAGAGGTGATTCGCGAGATGCCAACAGAAAAAGAAGTTTCGCAGAAATTGGTCGAAGAGTATTCATCGGGAATTAAAAACGCAACGACTATGGATGAGCTAGGTAGCGTATGGGCAGATATGCCAGTGGATATAAAAAAAATGCTCGTCAAAGAGAAGGATGAAAAGAAAATAGAATTAACTAAAAAAAATGATAATTAAAAAATACGAATCTCGAGAAGAGTGGTTAGAAGCAAGAACGGGGAAAATAACAGGAACCCGTCTCAAGGATATTCTTGTAAAGAGAGGTACGGGAAAAAAGATTGGATTCTATGAGCTTATTGCCGAAAGACTTGCACTTCCCCCAGATGGTGAGAATCCAATGGACAGAGGTTCACGATTAGAATTAGAAGCGATGGAGCGATTCATCAATGAGTCGGGAAAGAATGTGGATACAAGTCTTGTGATATGGATGCGCGATGATAATGAATCCATTGCTATCTCGCCCGATGGATTCATTGGTACAAAGGAAGCGGTGGAGGTGAAATGCTTATCATCAGCTCGACACCTTGAAGCATACCTAACACAAGAAGTGCCTAGTGAGTACATGGAACAAGCATTACAGTATTTTATCGTGAACGATGAATTAGAGATATTGCACTTTGTGTTCTATGACCCACGCCTAAGTGTGAAGGACTTCTTTGAAATAACCATCACACGTGAATCAATAAAAGATAAAGTCGTCGAATATCTTGAGTATGAGAAAAACATCATTCAGGAAGTGAACGCAATCGTGAACTCCCTATCGCTATAACATGACAGAACAAATTGAACTACGGGATTATAAAAAGAAGGTATATAAAATTATGGAACAGCACGAGAGTGCTCGGAATAATGATGGTTCGCTGATAGCGTACTTCATCAAATACCATTGTCCTCAGATAATAACACATACAAAAGATGGTGAGCTTGCGATACTCTTGAGCAACCTAAAATACCTACCACCATTCAATAGTATTCGTGTTGCTCGACAAGCAATTCAAAACATAAACGGGGTGTTACTCCCCACAGACCCCGCCGTAATAAAGGCGCGGAGAATTAAAGAAAAAAACATTCATGATGTAGAATATCGTGAAATGGTAAACTCATAAAACAATGCAAAAAATTAAAACACTTGTATATATATTAGCAACAGTATTTGGGATGACGTTTGTTTCAGGGGTATTTGGTATAAATATCTCAGATGGGATGCTCATCATATTTGGACTTATTGAGCTGATTGTAATTGTGTGGTTAGTATTAGCAGTAAGTAAAATATAAAAAAATGAACCTTAACTTAGTACAACTTATTGGGAGAGCAACGAGAGACCCAGAGCTAAAGGCACTACCTTCGGGCGTATCGGTATGTTCATTCTCGATTGCAACAAACAGATATTACACATCAAACAACGAGAAGAAGGAAGAAACAGAATTCCACAATATCGTTGCCTTTGGAAAACTTGCCGACATCATTTCGCAGTACATAAAGAAAGGAAGTCTTGTGTACATTCAAGGGAGGATGGTGACTCGTTCATGGGTCGATAAAACCACGAACGAGAAAAAGTACCGAGGAGAAATTATTGCGGAAGCAGTACAACTCCCACCAAAGGGAACAACATCGAAGAGCGAGGAACAGGTTCAGGAAGAGAAAGCGGAACAGCAATTCAACGCGATTGATTACCCAGAGGAGCTTACTTCGGATGGAACTCCAATTTCAGACATCCCCTTCTAACATGAAACAAATTACAATTATTCATCCAACAGCAAACACCGAGCACACCTTTACAAACGAAGAGTCCTTACGGGATTTCTTGAACAATGACGTGTACTCGTTCAAGGATTCACGGTTGTTCAAACTACAATCCGCGATACGACCTGCGCGTGTTGGGCAGATTCCAGAGATACTTGATATGTTCAAGATTGACTATCGTGAATAACATACCACCAAAACTCAGAGAAGAACTTGCATCGCTACCCTATTACAAAAGGTGTGCGAGGAGGGGTCTTCTCCTCGACCATGAGTGTGGGGCAGACCCAATAACAGGAAAGCTCATTGAATGGGAACACTGCTTTATATTTGGGGGAAAGCAAATACAAGAAAAATGGGCAATCATCCCGATATGCTACAAAGTACATCGAGGGGGAGAACTCGATAAGGAAATAAACCGATGGATTGCACTGAACAGAGCAACAAACGAAGAACTCAAAAAGTACAGCAAGGCGATTGACTACATAGAGATGCGAGAACGATTGAACCGCAAATATGGAAACTGAATCCCAAATACAATCCGCGATATGTGAATACCTAGCACACAAGAGGTATTGCTTTTGGAGGTCGAATAATATCCCCGCGTTCTCGAGGAATAAAGATGGGTCAGTAAGGATGCACGCGCTCCCTAAATATACCCCACGTGGATTGCCAGATATTATGCTTATCAAAGAGGGGGTATTTTATGGAATTGAGGTGAAAAGGGCGAAACCAAAAACATATCAATCGCCACACCAGAAGATATTCCAAGAACTTCTCGAAAAAAATGGCGGGGTATATATTTTAGCTAGAAGCATTGATGACATAAAAAACGAAGGATTATGAAAAAAAAAGAACTAGGGGCAACAATTACTGATACCAAGGACTTCGCGGGCGTTATTAAGGATATTGCGGGGGTAAAGCACTTGATGATGCGGAGCGCAACCTACTTTCAGCACGAATTAAACAAATTCAAGGATGGCGAGAATGTAAGCGTTTATATCAGCACACGGAGACCAAAGCGGTCAGAGAGACAGAACAGGTACTATTGGGGGGCGTATTTGCCAATAATTGCGCGAGAGACGGGCGAGAATGACCTTGAACGACTCCATCTACTGTATAAGGGCAAATTCCTCACCACGGGCATTGTAGAGGTTCTAGGGAATAAGGTACGGATGATGAAATCAACAACATCCTTATCTAAGTCAGAATTTATCGAATACATCATGAAGATAGAAGCGGAGACGGGGATTGAAGCACCCCCTACTGATAATTGGGATATTGATAACAAGGAATACCGCAAGTAATGTGCAATTTTATCCACACGAAAGCTATTCCAAATACTAAAAACGTGCTATAATAAAAAAATAAAAAATAAACATATGGACTCACTATTCAATACAATTATGTATGCATTACTCGGGAAAAGATGGATTATGCTCGGGATGAAACACGGGTATAAAACAGCAATCTTTGTGAATGAGATTGAGATAGAGATGCAAAAACAAAAACTCAACTCAGCTAAAAAGCGCAAGGAGGGAACAGAACATGAACTCGAACTTCTCAAGGCATCTCCACTTCCATCAATCCCCGAATCCATTACCGAAGCAAAAGAGAAGTATGACTACGAGCAAAAATTAAAGAAAGAGCGCGAGGAAGCACTCAAGGGATTGGAGAAACTTCAGCACGAATGTTTTCAAGATGAGCAACTTGCAGATGGAGAGCTTAGCCGAATATACTCGATTGCATACCAAAACCGATTGAAATATGACTTCCTTTGTGGTTATAAAATAAAGGATACCTATGCGGACAAATAAAAAAGACATCCCCTCACCCCTCAATGGGATGATGCAGAAACCAAACACCGAACTCTACATCCTCGGAACGTTCAATGGGCTAACACTATTACTTGAGGTTCCTCATGGTGATAACACCGACTACTCCCTAAAGTTTATAGAATGGGTCGAGCATATGCAGAAAGGGAAATAGTTATGTACGACACACTTCTCCTTCTTCTTATATCAGGCACGATTCTCATGGGTATACTTTTGTGGAATTACCCGCTCCAGACAATCCTTGTTATTCTTGGGGCAGTGCTTTGGGGGATGAAAAAATAAAAACAAGCGTGGTATAATATATATATGAAAACAAAAAAACCGATGGTCGCTAAAATCAACGCTCAGCAAAAAAGATTCTGTGAGCTATATCTCGGGTCAGATGGTGGTGTTTGTTGGAGCAATGCAACACTCTCCTATCTATGGGCATATAACGGCGACAACTTCCCAACGAAAGACGAAGATGGTCAGTGGACAACTGAATACCTCACTGCGAAAGCGAATGGATATAGGTCGCTTGAAAAAAAAGTTATCAAGGACTATATGGATTACATATTGCTTGAGGTCGGGATGAAACCAGAAGAAATTAAAAAGGGAATCATGGAGTGGGCTAAGCAAAAGAAACACCCCGTAGTATCCCTGAACGCATACGAGAAGATTGCAAAAATAACAGGAGTATTGAAGGAGGATACAAAGACCGTGGACTTACCCGAACTTGTTGCACTCACGGCGATGGTACAGTCAATCCTTACCCCGAAGAAATAAAAATGCCTTACCACCTGAAAAAGAAAAATAAAGAGTGGCAGATAGTAAGAGATGAAGACAATGTTGTTGTTGGTGTTTCAAATACAAAAGAAAAAGCGTTGCGTTCTATTGGTTATAGAATGGAAGCAATAAAGCAAAACGAGCGAATAAATAAACACCTAAAACTGAGGAAGTAAAAGTTATCCACAGGGATACTTGCAATATACTTGCGCCTGTTATATACTGAATTGGTATCAGTAATAAATAACAAAAATATGAACGAAGAAGACATTATACCAACCAATTTTGAAACACCAGAAGATGCGCTAAAATTCTACAAAGGAACACCAGAAAAAAGAAAGTGTATGAAGTGCGGGGAAAAGAAAGAGAAGGGTAACGGGAACGTATTCTTCTGTAACAAGTGCCGACCAATTTTTATAAGTAGTGAAAAGTAATCAAATAAAAATATGAAAAAAAAATATAAACTTACAAAAAACACAAGGACATATTGTGGTCGAACGCTATACCAAATCGAAGCACTCAAAGATTTTGGTTCCGTAACAAAAGGCGAGCGAGGTGGTTATATTGAGAAGGAAAGCAACCTATCTCAAGAGGGCAATGCTTGGGTTTCTGATAATGCCAAAGTATTTGAAGACGCGGAGGTTTCGGGAAACGCCCTTGTTATGGGTGACGCGGAGGTATATGGTGGGGCTGAAGTATATGGTGAAGCAATACTATATGATGAATGTGAGGTATACGAAAGTGCCAAAGTATTTGGTGAAGCAAGATTATATGATAAATGTGAGCTATGTGGTTATTCTGAAGTATATGGTAACGCAAGGATAGATGGGTATTGTCGTGTTGGTGGAGATGCCAATGTGTGTGGCACTGCGAGTGTAGGTGGTAATGCGAGGATAGATGGAAAAGCGTTTTACAAAAAAGGTGATTTTATTGGCGGAGATGACTCAGGTAAAATTACCGACATCACAGAAAAAACAGGTTCAGATTATTATAAAAATCAATATGTGTTGGGGGACTATGAGATTATTCCCATTGAGGAAGAAGTCTCACTAAGTGGTAAAGAGGTGGAAATAAATATAGACGGCAAAACCTATAAAGCAACCATTAACTAAAACAATATGGAAAACAAAAAATGCGCTTGCGGTTTACATTGGGAACATACAGGAAGACATGCCCCTCGTGGTGAAGATAGGTACAATGCTCTTGTAGCACCACCAGAGATTAACCCCGACGAAAAGGTCGATAGAGAACCTGTATATTATGGGAATGTGGAGAGGGAATTGAACTAACATTATGAGAGAAAAAAAATATACGACTGACGAATACTATCATTTCACGAGACCGAAGGGTTATATACCAGTAAAGCAAGAAACGCCCTTGCGGGCGGTTCAAGAACTCTTTTTACACTAGGTAAGGGAGATACCTCTAGTATACAAAAAAGATTATCAAGTATCAAAGAACATTATGAAAAGAAAATGTACACTATGCGGAGAAAGGTTTGAAAGGAAAGACACCGCGCCAAATACACCGTATTGCAAAAAACACCCGAACAATAGTATCCACGCGTACGAATTTATGCCGACACAAAACAAAAAAGATTGTGTTGTTACGAGAATATCTCCAAACGTAAAGAAGATATAACCTTGCTATTTTTATAATAAAGTGGTACAATAATAAGTGAGGGTTCATCCCTACTGAAGCGTTCGGGTAACCGTAAACAATACCCAGTAAAAAATTTCAATTGAACTCCCACCCGATGTCCACAGTTTCACGCTGTGGGCATCTTTCATTTCATGGTATAATAGTGTGGTGATAAAGATGTCACAATTCTTTCTTTCGGAAAAAGAAGACGAGAAATACCCCCGCCTATAATTTTATAGTGTGGGGGATTTCTTTATCGCGCAGGGGGTAGGAATTGAACCTTGACTCAGGCGAGTCACTCTCGTTCTTACAATTAAACTTCATGATATCGAGAATATAAAATAGCTTCTCAACACCCTTAGGTGGCACTACTATCCTACCCCGTGCGCGGTACAGTACCGTATAGTTCTTTGAAAGGAGACAATAATGGAATCGAAGACAAAGGAGGACAGAATCCGCCATTCGTTGGTAGATTCTAAAAAACAGGCGGAAAAGAAGTACCGCACGGCAATTCGTGAAATAACGGCGCTTGAAAATGAGCTAGGAGCACTCCTGAAAATGAAGGGCGCTACATACACTCATGAAATTACACCCGCTTTCACAGAACAGAAGTCAGAAGCAACGGCGGTCGTTTTAGCAAGCGACTTCCACGTAGAAGAGGAGGTACGCAAGTCAAAGGTGAACGGGTTGAATCACTTTAACCTCGACATCGCAAAAGCTCGCGTGCATCAATTCTTTCAGCGCATTGTCAAGATGGTTCGCAAGGAACAGCAAGACATTGCGATTAAGGAACTGGTGCTATGGTTGGGGGGAGATTTCATCTCGGGGAACATACATGATGAACTTCTTGAGAACTGTTTACTCCAACCCGTAGAAGCAATACTCTACGCTCAAGAACTTCTCGCTTCGGGCATCGCATACATCCTCGCTCACACCAAGCTCAAGATAACGATACCGTGCTCATGCGGGAATCACTCCCGCATAACGGCGAAAACGCATATCAGCACCGAGCAGGGCAACTCACTCGAGTATTTCATGTACTGTAACCTGAAAACCATGTTCTCGAGCGAAAAAAGAATCACTTTTGTGATAACCGAGGGATACCACACCTTGATACAGGTATACGGAAGAACACTCCGCCTGCACCACGGTCACGCTCTACGGTTCAATGGAGGAGTGGGAGGGTTGAGTATACCCGTGAATAAAGCTATCGCGCAATGGAACAAAGCTATCCCTGCAACATGGGACTGTTATGGACATTGGCACACATATATGCCGATGTCTAACTTCATTGGGAATGGTTCACTCATTGGTTACAACGCCTTCGCGCTATCAATCAAGGCAGACTACGAACGACCGCAACAGGCAATGTTTCTTATCGACAAGACGCGGGGGAAGACAGTACACATTCCCTTGCTTTTCGACATTTAACGGGGGTGCACCATGGAAGAGAACGGCATAGTGACTTGCATGGTGTGCAAACAGGAAATCGATACAGAGAACACACCATTCGAGGTATTCGTTGATGACATAAACCACGAGCTAGATTTCTACCATTGCCTATGCTACTTCGAGATGGAAAAATACAATGGAACGCTCGGGCAATTCATTTTGCAATAGAAAGGAGGATACCATGAAGTGCGCGCAATGCGGGAAGGACTCTGAGGTAATGTTCATACATATTGACAGGGTTCCTTACTGTTCGTTCGAGTGCTACAAACTGATGAAGGAGGGAAGCAATGAAAAAAATGCTCATGTTGCTCTTCCTAACGTTTGCGCTTTTCACACAAGAAGCAAAGGCAGAAGGAGAAATGACAGGTAAGATAATTGCGCAGAGTACCTGCTTGCATAAACTTGCGCCTTACCATTGTATGTTGTTAGCTATTGGTAAAAGAAGAGTGATTGTGCTCGATAAAAAGCTCGCGGGTGATAAAAGACTTGTCATTGCGGTGTACGATTTATTCCGTGGAGGATTGCGGATAGAAGCACGACTCATTTTTGAATATGGGGTGAAGATATGAAAAAGCTACGACTTGCTCTATGCTCTATCCCATTTAGTCTCGGGTGTATGTTTGTCGGGATTGGATTCGTGCTCATTCTTGTTTGTATTCTGATTAAAGGAGAAGATGATGAAAGCGACAAAACCAGAACCATCGTATAACTGCGCACACTGTGGAAAACCTGCGCATTACCCATACGCTCGGTTGCCGAAAGGTAAACCATGCTGTTCACGTGCCTGCTACGAAGAAGCACTCAAAGTGCTCGAAGAAGAACGGCATATCCGCGCAACACGCAAAATATGCTAGGAGACGGCAATGCAGACCAGAACGCGACTTAAATACAAAACATCGTTGCGTGATTACCATATGTGCGTAATATGCGCACGAATGATTTCACTCAATGATGAGAAGTTCCACCATTTCATCGATGACACAGGACACGAAACCTATGTCCACCAACGTTGTCCCCAACTGAAACAACAGGTCACATTGAGACTTGTACACAAATAAGTCCTCGTACAGGGGACTTTTTTTTGATAAAATACAGAGATGATAAACGACCCTCAGAAAACCCTCGGCAAAAAAAGAAGTCCGCATTGGAGACAACTACGAAAAGAATTCATCGCGGAGAATCCATCTTGCCTAGCGTGTGGTGGAACGAAGAAGCTCGAGGTACATCATGTAAAACCATTCCATCTACATCCAGAGCTAGAACTCGACAGGAAGAACCTCGTAACCCTATGTGAGAGCGGAAAACATGGTGTTGTATGCCATCTCGCGTGGGGACACTGTGGGAACTACAAGAAGGTGAATAAGCACGTCTTCAGAGATGCTATTCGGTGGATGAAGAGGTTATCCACAGCAATAATACCCTTCTCAAGATAGCGGTTTTTATGGTATAATAACTTTACATAATAATAAAAATAATGACTGAACATTTTCAAAGCGGTGCGGTTATTGATGAGAGAAGCGAGGAAGCGAAAGGGAAAGATTATTTTATAACAGAAACAGTTTCGGCGTTCGCTCCCGTGGATTGGGTCGAGAAACCAAGAGCATCATGGCGTAAATTCCGAGACCAAGACCAAGACGGTAGTGGTTCTTGCGTTGCTCAGACCATCAAGAAGCTCGCAGGTGTGCAATTATGGTTAGAGGATGGTACCTACGTAGAACCATCAGCTACTACTATCTACCAATACCGCTCAAACAAACCACAGGGCGGTATGATTGGAGTAGAAGCATTTGATATTTGGAAAGATTATGGCATCGGTCTCGAAGCGTTCACACCCTCACAGCTCATGAATGATGAGCAAATGGATAGCGTGAAGATTGAGAAGTACAAAAAGGACATTGCAAAAGTATTCAGCATCACAGGACATATTGGAATACGAGCAGGAGCGTTTGAGGAGGTAGCATCCGTTATCCAAACAACCCAAAAGGCGGTTATGGTGTGGTTCTTTTTCAATAACGAGGAGTGGTCAAGAGAGATTCCTATGGTTATAGACCCCAATACGAATCCATACACCGCATGGGCGCGCCATAGTGTAGCATGTGTCGATTTCACCCTTGTGGATGGCAAAAAGTACCTTGTGATAGAAGATTCAGCACACTTTGGTGGATTGACACGGCGTTTAATCTCAGAGGAATTTTTTACCGCGCGTAATTTTTTCGCTCGTTATGCTATGAACTTTAGATTCAAGGAGAATTCACAGGATGTTATCCCTCCACCAGAGACCCATAAGTTCAAGGACTCAATGTTCTACATCCCGCTTGATGCGAAGGGGAACATATCCGACATGGTTCTCCACGAGAAACAAAAAGCAGAGGTGATGAAGCTCCAAGACATCCTGAAGCACGAGGGGTTATTCGCACTGAATATCGACAGCACGGGATACTATGGGGCGATAACAGCGAAAGCAGTGCTCTTGTTCCAAAAGAAGTATGCCGTAGCACCCAACGCAGAGCTTGATTCTCTTGGAGGTAGATACTGTGGAGTAAAAACTATCGCGAAACTTAACGAACTATACTAAAATGCAGGGTAAGAACAAAAAGAAAGGAGAAGTAATCGAAGCACTCCCATCGCTTCAATTCCTTGTTCAATTCCCCGATGAGAAAGTAATGCGAGTGTATCTAGGTGGGAAGCTCCACAGAAACTTCATCCGAGTGGTTGTGGGAGACATGGTCGATGTTCTAATTCCAGACACGGGGGAGATAGGAAGGATAGTACATCGATATAAATAATGGCACGCATCTCTAAATCACTCGGTATACCGCAAGATGGGTTCCCCCATAGAGACCATCGCTCGAAAAAGAACCGCAATGTGCAGAGTAAGCTTGTGAAAAAGAGAATCATTGAATTTGAAATGAAGATAGAAGCAGAGGTGTACGATATGGAGATGAGGAAATTAAGAGAACAATGGAGAGAAGAAGAAAACATCGATGACTGAAGAACAAAAGAAAATCTACGAATTAGTAAAATCACTCTACAAGAATGAGGATGGCACTCCTGTGCTCCTTTCGCCGACTCAGTGTGATATTTTTGCGACCATAGCAATGAAAAAACACCCCAGAAACCATTGCATGACCTTCACGCGCTTTGGTAAGTCACGAACGACAGCTCTTGCCGTTCTTACGCGGTGCGCAACCTTCCCTGAGAAGTGGGCGATTGTATCAGGGTCAAAAGACAAGGCAAAAATCATCATGAACTACATCAATGGACACATCTTTGATTCTGAGTATGTTGCGTCAAAGTTCCGCATGGACAAAGGGGACAGCGCAGATGCAATCCGCAGACACAGGAACAAGAACCACATCACGTTTGATTTGGGCGGAGGAAAAATTTCAGAGATATTCATAACATCAGCTAAGGATGCCATTGGTCACGGTGCTTCAAATGTAGTAGAAGACGAAGCATCCCTCATTCCAAACGATGAACACGCCTTAGTGATGCGTATGCTCGGGGACAACCCAGATGACAGCTTCCTTTTTAAGATTGGGAATCCATTTTTGCGCAATCACTTCCTTGATTCCTACAATGACCCGAGCTACAACAAAATTCTCATAAACGCAGAGCAGGGTGTCCATGAGGGTAGAATCTCTCGTTCGCTCATTGATGAGATGCGGAAATTCTCCTTTTTTGGTGTTCTCTACGATGTAAAGTTCCCCTCGGCAGAATCAGTGGACTCAGAAGGTTGGAGCTACATCCTCACAGAAGACGATATAAAGACCGCCACAGAGCGCAAACAAGAACCCTTTGGATTTCTTCGGATGGGGGTGGATATTGCTCGCGGAGGGCGAAATTTCAACGCATGGGTGATACGTGGTGATAACTGGGCAAAGGTTTTACGTAAAGACCTTGATAATGACCTCATGAGCGTGGCAGGGAAGACTATTGCGTTCATAAAAGAGTACAAAATAAACCCTGAAAACGTATCCATAGACGATGTTGGAGTCGGGGGAGGTGTTACAGACCGCCTGAGAGAGCAAGGATTCAACGTAAACGCCGTGGTCGAGGGGTCAAAAGACTATAAAGACAACGAATTACCCCGCCTAGAAGCAGATGCAAAGCGTAGAGGATACGCGCTAGAGCGATTCTCGAACTTTAAGGCGCGCCTTTATGCAGGGAAAGATGGTGTCGCAAACTGGATTAAGCGGACAGGATACCTCGAACCACATGAAGACTGGGCAGAACTCCTCAAGATTCGCTACAAGAAAGATTCAAACGGGAGAACACGAATCGAGAGCAAGGATGATATGCGTGCACGAGGAGAAGAGTCGCCTGATGTCGCCGATGCACTGATGCTCACGTTCTCGACGCAGGTAGTTCAGGCAAATAATTTTACGATGCCAGACCCTATGGTAATCCTAAGTGGAAAGAATAGGTGGGATTTATAATTCCTTGCACTTGTAAAATATGGTATAATGTTTGCATAACAAAAACTAAAATTTGATGGATACAAACGAAACAGAAATTGAATTATTGCCAGACGAGATAGATGCAATAGATTTACGTTGTCAGCAATATCGTGAGGGTGCTTTTGAATATCAGAAACGAAGACATGAAGATTGGAGGGAGATATACTCACTCTATCGTGATAAGGTGATTACAAACAGATTGACGCAACGCCAGAGCGTGAACGTACCGCTTATGAAAGAATCAATCCGCACCTTACTAGCGAAGACGGATGAATTCCCCGACTTATTTTTTGAATCACTCGCAGGGGACAAGCAGAAGGAGATTTTTCTCAATGAGTATTGGAACTGGTGGTATGTAGAAGATTCACTCGAAGTAAAAGACATTGTCGATAAAAAGCAGGTTGGACTTTATGGTCGCTCGATTATGAAGCTCAACCTTTTTGATGGAAGACCAAGCGTAGAGGTGCTTGAACCATACGATTGGTTATGCGACCGCTATGCAGACCCATCCGATATAGATAACACCGCTAGTTATCAAGCGCATATCAATATCTTCGCATCAATCTCACAGCTTGAATCAAACCCAATATACGACCAAACCGAGGTAGAGAAACTTAAGCTCGCCTATGCCGAAGCAATGGGACTTCAGAAGGCAGAAGAGAATATCCTTTCGATGGAAGCGAAGAACGAGAGGATGCAGGACATGGGACTGTATGACGTAGACAACCCTCGTGTTGGGGAGACATTTGTGGAACTTACCGAACACTACATAAAAATTTGGGATGAGAGCGCAAAGAAACTCCGCATAAAGATTCGCGTACAAAGCGGACAGTTCATCCTTCTTGATAAGTACCTCGAGGATTTGTTTAACATCAACTTCTTCCCCTTTGTTACATGGGCAGATGACATCGAGAAGACCGACATTTGGTCAGATGGCATGGGAGATATTGTGAAGACACCAAACAAGGTTATAAACGCATGGTTCTCACAACTTACTGAGAATAGAACTCTTCGCAACTTTGGTATGCACTTCTATGATTCAAGTGTATCGGAAAAATGGATTCCTCAGACCTATGAACCTGTTCCTTTTGGATGGTACCCAACAGCAGGAGACCCAAACAAGACGACAAAGCAGGTGGATATACCAGACCTTTCGGGTTCATTGAATGAGATGAACTTCGTGATTCAAATGGTAGAGCGTGCAACAGCATCGACATCGACCGAGAAAGGTGTCCCCCAAAAAGGAGACATGACCCTTGGGGAGATTAAACTCATGATGGCATCATCAAATGACCGCATCACCTCGATTGCAAAGTTCTACCGTATCGCACGAAGAGACCTCGGTACAAAGTGGTACAAGTTTCTTATGGCAAATGAAAAGTGGATTAAACCTGTGGAGCTTTACAAGAAATCAGCTAAGGGAAATTACTTTTCACAAATAGTATCACCAAAGGACTGGAAAGATGACATGGGTTACGTTTGCAAGGTTGTATCAACCTCAGAACGAGACCAGAAGAATGTGGAAGCAGTGCAGAAACTTCAAGCAGTTTCAAATATGTTCCCCAACAACTTACCCCTCAGAGATATTCTTAAGAAGAAAGCTCTTGACCTTGTAGAACTCTCGGCAGAAGAAGCTAAAGACGTAATGGCATTTGATGAAAACCAAATGAACCAGATGCAACAACCCGCTATGCCGTCTCCCGTAGATATGGCACTCCAACAACAGCAACAAATGATGGCAAAATAAAATGATAGAAAAACTCCTTACACTTTTATCGGGGAATGTAGCAATCCTTACAAAAACGATGAGGGATGATAACAAGGCGTTATCGTCAAAACTCGAGACGCTACAAAAAGAAAACTCCCGCGCAATCGATGACGTTGCGGGGGGAGTATCCGACCTTGCTCAATCAGTCAGCGACTTGGCGGAAGAGGTGCGAAAAGCACCTGCCATTGAGATTAAAGCTCCCGATGTACACGTACCAGACTTTGTTGTTCCCGAGGTAAAAATACCAGAGATAAAAGTTCCTGCTCCACAAGTCACCGTAAACGTACCTGAGATAAAATTCCCTAAGATTCCAACTCCACAGGTCACGGTAGAACCCAAAATTGAGGTTCTACCAACGCCCGTGGTATTCCCTGAGAAACTAACCATCTCAGGACTCCTCGAGTCTCTAAAGAGCATTTTAGACCATCTAAAGGGGGTCAAAGAACCAGAAACATACTCAAATGAATCTCCCCTCCCTATTGTTCTTGTAGATAGAAAAGGGAGACGCTATGATTTGACGCATCTTGGGGGCGGGGCAACAGGAACATCAGTAGTCGGTGGTGGTACAATGAGCGGAGGGGCAACAGAAGCAACACTTCAGGTGATA